ATCTTTTAATCCTAGTGGAACGGTCATAGGCGTTGCGTGTCAGTTGGTGGGGTCAAGAATTAACGCCTATACTTGGAGCGGTTCAGGGTTTGGGACTAAGTTTGCCAATCCCAGCACACCTCCAAATGGAGCGGTTAATGGTATAGCTTTTAGTCCGGATGGCAACGCTATAGCAGTTCCTGACACTAGTAACCCATATATTAACGTCTACCCTTGGTCTGGTTCAGGTTTTGGGACTAAATATGCAGACCCCGCCACGCTTTCAACAGGCTTTGGTCTTGGTGTGGCTTTCAGTCCAGATAACAATACAATAGCTTTAGGGGGCGGTAACACCCCATACATAGCCGCCTACTCTTGGAGCGGTTCAGGTTTTGGGACTAAATATGCAGACCCCGCCACGCTTCCAACAGGAACTAGTGGGGTTGGTAGCGTAGCGTTTAGTCCAGATAGCTCTGCAATAGCCCTAGCTGGTGGATCCAGTCCTAGAATTAACGTCTACCCTTGGTCTGGTTCTGGCTTTGGAACTAAATACGCCAACCCCGCCACGCTTCCAACAGGCTTTGCAGAAGCAATTACTTTTGGAAACGGAATTTAAAAAATGACAAACTTAACAACAAAAAAAGAAATTTTGACGGCATCTTTGGACGCACGAATCCAAGAAGTAATGCACTACCAAATTAACATTGACAACTACACGTTGGCCCTGCAAGAAATTGAAAGTTTGCCAGAAACTGAACGCATTGAACTAGAAGGCTTTGCGGGACAACTTCAGGGTTTACTAACCTCAGAGATACTGGAGCAAAAGAAAGCCAAGATTATGCTGTCCGTCATCAAGAAACAAGTGGAGTAACTTATGTACGCATTGATTGAAAATGGCTCAGTGATTCGTTATCCGTACACAGTCACTGATTTAAAACTAGCCAATCGAGGCACAAGCTTTCCAAAACAGCCGAGCAATGAGTCGTTGCTAGAATTTGGAATGCACGTGGTTGAAAGTATAGCAACCCCCTCGTTCTCAGAAACGCAAGTTTTGGAAGAAGGCACTCCTGTGTTTGATCAAGCGCGTCAGTGCTGGACGCAAGTGCTTACCGTGCGAGATATGACTTCGGATGAGTTGCAGCAACGCAACGAAATTCAAGCGGCTCAAATTAGAGAAGAGCGCAACAAACGCTTGGTCGCATCCGATTGGACTCAACTGGCCGACAGCACTGTGGATAAAACTGCATGGGCAACACACCGTCAAGCACTGCGCGATGTGCCTACACAGACTGGTTTTCCTTGGACAATCACTTGGCCTGAGACGCCCTAATCATGTGGGACTGGGCTGAAGCATTCATTGCGGCGGCCTGTATTGTGGCCTTCGTTATTTTTGGTACTTACATGATTGCGTGGAGTTTGTCGTGATTCCAATAGACCCAGTAGCGGCGCTGGATGGCTTACAAAACGCTATACAGCTTGTTCGCAAAGCAGCGAAGGTAGCCAATGACTTAGGTGGCCTAGGCGTAATGGTGGGCCGGATGTTTGACGCTAAGAGTCAAGCATCTAAGGCGATGGTTGAGACTAAGAGGTCAGGCAACAAGTCCAACTTTAGCGTGGCAATGCAGATTGAAAATGCGTTGATGCAGACCGCCAAGCTGGAATCTGAGCTTCAACTCCTTTATATGCAGACTGGCAATATAGACGTTTGGCAGAAGATTAAAGCCAGAGCCGCAGAGATGGATCGGGACGATGCGATTGCCGCAAGGGACGCAAAGCTGGAAGAGAAGAGACGCAAGGAAAAAGCCCAAGAAGAGCTTGAACTAGCGGCTGGTCTTACAGCAGGTGCTTTTCTTTTGATGATACTTGCGTTTGGCTTGTATCAACTGTTTGAGTTTTGTGCCATCAACAGGTGTGGGCGGTGAATGAGTACCAAAAGCAATTTGACCTCTTCCTTAAAGTCTTTGTGCGGTTGTGCATTGCGTGGTGGGTGCTTGGGTTACTGCGGTTCCTGCCTGACGAGTTGGCAGGGAAAATTGTGAATAAACTACTTGGAATGATAGGACTTGGGTGACCAAAGAGAAATCTACTCTCAGTACGGTGCTTGGCTATGTAGACAGCCCGTTTAAACTGTTTGCAATCCTTGTCATGGGGGTTGTGGCATTTGTGGGTTATGTGTTTTGGCAGAACCAATCGTTCTTGATCTCTGCTTATCAAGAGCAAAAGAAGATGCCAAGCATCAACGAGGAGCGAACTGATGATGCGGCTTCCGTACTGTTTAAACAAACAGATGCTAAGTTTGTGGCTATCTTCAAGGTTAACCCTATATTGGGTACTCGGATTCTGTACAGGTTGTACACCAAGGACGGGCGCAGTAAGGAGTTAGAGGGCTTGGATGTGGGGCTGTTTACAGCCAACCACGCAAACAACAATGATGTTGTAAAGTTAATGGCTGGTGATGTGCCTTGCGGGCAGTATTTGCGCCCACAGAGTGAATTGGGTATTTGGTACATAGCGCAAGGAGTTGGTTACACTTGCCGAATATCTGTACCCCCAGATCGCAGTCGGTTCATAGGGCAGGTCACGGCAGGATGGTCTGCTCAACCTGACAACTTGGAGCACATCATCTCAATGATGGAGATTTCAGCAACGATGTTAACTAAACGAGGAAACTAATGCTAACCCTTCTCTCAACCCTGATCTCGTTCCTAATGGGCGGCTTGCCCAAGTTGTTGGACTTTTTCCAAGACCGTGCCGACAAGCTGCATGAACTAAACCTTGCTCAGATGCAGATTGAGCGTGAGTTGGAACTGCGTAAAGCTGGCTTTGAAGCGCAGGAAAGGATTGAAAATATCCGGTCAGACCAGTTGGCAACCGAGAGCGCAGCCAACACCCAGCAAGTCCTAATTGGCGCACAACAAGCCGAGATGCAGGCCATCTACGCCCACGATGAAAGTTTAAACGAAGGCACAAGCCAATGGATGAAGAACCTGAGAGCCAGCGTCCGCCCTGTCATTACCTATGGATTCTTCTTTCTGTTGCTGTTTGTGGATGTTGGCCTGTTTGCCTACGGCTGGCACAGTGGTGCTACGTTCGTAGAGTTAGCCGAAATGCTGTGGGACTCTGATACCCAAGCCCTGTTTGCTTCTATCATTGCTTTCCACTTTGGTGGTCGGGCGTTTGGTAAATGACTGAAGCCTACTCCGTCTATCACATCCATGTTGAGCCTAGTCTTAACAGTGGGTATATTGGCATTACTAGAAATGTAACGCTAAGGTTTTCCCAACATGGCTGGAGGCGTAAGCGATCCAACAAACATTTGCGTAATGCCCTTGCCAAATACGGAGATGCAGTTAAGTTTTCTGTTGTAGTGGATGGTTTGGATTACGAGGCGGCTTCTTTGGTAGAAGAAATGTTGCGCCCCAAACCAAACATAGGTTGGAACATTGCCGTAGGCGGAGACATCCCACCAAATCCAAAAGGTAAGATTCGTTCAACGGAATATCGAGCTAATATTGCTAAAGCCAAAATGGGGGCGCAAAACCCTATGTTTGGCAAAACAGTTGAATTTTCAGAAACCCACAGACAAAACATATCAAAAGCACTTCAAGGTAAGCCCAGCCCGTTAAAAGGAAAAGATAGACCTCAAATGTGTTGCCCCCACTGTAGCAAAATTGGAAATGCAGGCGGGATGTATCTGTGGCATTTTGATAGATGCAGGATGAAAAATGAACATCAGTCCTAAAGCTATTAAGATGGTGATGCACCATGAAGGTGTCAGGCAAAACCCGTATAAATGTCCAGCAAAGTTGTGGACGGTGGGCGTTGGGCACGTCATGTTTCCAGAGCAGGGTAAGCTCAAGATAGACCAGCGGGATGCTTTTGTACCTCCGCCAGAGGCTATGCGTAAACACAGCATGGAGGAAGTCAATGCAATACTTAAGGCCGATCTTGCTCGGTTTGAGAAAGGCGTGGCTACTTATTGTCCTGTGCCTCTTACTCAAGGACAGTTTGACGCGCTCGTATCATTTTCTTTTAATGTAGGCCTTGGCACTCTCCAGCGCTCAACCATGCGCCAAAAGGTAATTCGTGGGGATATGGCGGGGGCAGCAGAAGAACTCTTGAAGTATTGTATGGCCGGGGGTAAAATTCTCAAAGGGCTGCAAAAGCGTCGCATCGACGAGCGTGCCGTGTTTCTATCCTAGGACTGCCAATGCCGCTTAAAAAACTAACTCTGAAACCCGGTGTAAACCAAGAAAACACTCGCTATACAAACGAGAACGGTTGGTATGTTTCTGACAAAATGCGCTTTCGTCAGGGCACGCCTCAGAAAATTGGCGGTTGGCAACGCATTTCTAGCAATACTTTCCTAGGTGTTTGCCGTTCTTTGTGGAACTGGATTACCCTTGCCGGAATAAATTTAGTAGGTGTTGGC